GTATTTTTGACAGCATTTAGAATCTTGTCTTGTGGGACACCAGCCTTAGTAAGCTCAGCAATATCTTTTTTTGTAAGCTTACCGTCATCTTTAGTAAGGTCTTTAATCAAAAGCTGATGACCTTTCTTGTTACCACCTTTGTTGCTCGCAGGTTTTTTAGCACTAGGTGCCTTAGATTTAATCGGTGCGGGAGCAGGAGCAGGAGCAGGCTTAGATGGTTTCTTAGTTGCTGCAGGCTTCTTAGTTGCTGCAGGTTTTTTTGGTGATGAAGGCTTCTTTGTAGATGCAGGCTTCTTTCCTCCACCTTTGTTGCCACCACCTTTCTTACCGCCTTTCTTACCTTTTTTTTTAGCCATCGTTGTTTTCTAGTCGGTTTACTAACCACTCCACAACAGAACGTTGGCCAGAGCGGTACATGATTTTTTCGATTGAATCTTCTGGTGAAGGATTGATTGGTGGGAATCGATCCTCCATTTCAGATAGTACGCCTCTGGCCTCCATTCCGAAGACTTCAAGCATATTGGGGGAGATTGACATTGCTATGTTCAAAGAACGCAGGCATACGTGCAGCTTTGGTAAACATAAGTTCTGGTGCCTTACCTTGATACATCAAATTATCAGATGACTCAAGCCAAAACTTTTTATTTAAGATACGATCTGAGCTACGACCTAAAGGTTGCATCACCCAGTTAATCGTTGCCAAGCGGAGCTTATCAAGACTAGGAGAGATATCAAGCCCCAGCTCCCGACAAACAAGGCTATTGGCAGCAACATGAATTTGTTCATCTCTTGAGATATCAGCTGAGGTTGTTCTCATTCCAGCGTCACCAGCAGCGCGAAAGAATGGTAAAAGAACGAAGAATATTGCACGCTCGGCAACCATTGCTTTGGTAATCGTGTGATCAGGATGTGATGTCCAAGCTTCGCGCAGCCGAAGTGCTTCAGCCTCAGCTTTTTCGTCAACACCGTAAGCATTGGCAATGTAACCAAGTGCGAGGTCGTGATTTTCTTCGTCTGAAACATTGGATTGAAGGAGGCTACGTGCCGCTTCTGGTATCTCGGTAGCCAACGCATCACGGATAAAATCTCCCACAGGTAGTTCCATATGTCTCAAAGCAAGAGCACGGTGGATTGTTTCCTCCGCACCTTCTTTGCATGTACCAGCACTCACTTGTACTGGTGTCCATTTGCGCTTCCGCGCCATTAGTTTTTGATAAGGGTTCATTCTTGACAGTCACATTGAGGTTCATTAGTTGACTCCTCAAATAGGTTGGCAAGATAATCATCAATATCCGACTCTTCTAGAGCAGCATATGCACTTGACTTATCTTGCACATCACCCATTACTTGGAGTGAATAATAGAGAGAAGTCTGGGGCGATTCCAGCCACTCTTCAATGAAAGCCTCATCCATGGTGACCATATCTGACCACCAGTTCTGTGAGTATCCGTGAAGAAGTCCAGTCCTATCCAACATTATCATTATGTTGTCGGATACAAGCTTGAATGCCTCCCATCCGACCTCGGAGGCAATCTCTACGTCACCGTATTCATAGTTATCAACACCAAAGGTGCCA